GAATGTTCTACGAATACTCGTATACGCTCCTATGATTATTCGTACACGCTCCTATGATTATTCGTATACGCGGAGGAAAAGAAAAACAACCTTTTTCAGGGTTGCTTTTCTGTTTTGAATTAATGAACAGTATTTAACCAACCTGCAATATTTTCTGCCATTGCAGTCAGTGCAAATCCGGAGGTATCAGTATGCGGATGCAGGTTATCCGGAATGATTGCATTCAGCATTGTTTTGTATGTACCGTTTACATTAATTAACTGCTGACTCCATCCGAGACGCTCCCACTGCTTATAGATTGGCAGATTCCAGCGGTCTGCTGCGATAAGCTGATTTTCTGAAATTGACGGGTATTTCTGATTTTCATATTCTCCGATAACAATGATTCTTGCTTTCGGATTAAATGTAAGGATCTTGTTTACAACGAAATCAAACGCACCCTGGAAGCTGTACAGCGAATTGTATGTAGGATATTTCAGCTTATAGATATGCAGTGTTGATAGCGATTCATTTGATGTAGAGATCCGCATTTTAACTGCATTCGATGTATTGATCTTCATCATATTTACAGCGATGGAACCAGATGCGCGCTTATATTCAATCAGATTATCGTCAGCATCATAAAGATCAATATAATCATATCCCTGTGTCAGTGTTCCGCTGATAAAGGTATAAATGTTGTTTGTAACATTGAACTCTAAATAGCTGGATGTATCGCTGTCATAATGCACACCGCCCTGATAATAACCGCTGTTTACTGTTCCTTCCATTTCCTGCTTTTCTGTATAAGTCGCTTCAGATGCTGCCGTAGGAAGGTCATTATGTCCATGGTCAATGATCCATGCATCCGGGAAGCTCTGTTCGTTGAAATATCTTCCGAGCTTTAACTCCCATGAACAGGACCGGATAAAATCTTTATCTGCATTTGTAAGAGTGTCCGGTACGTTTGAAGTAAATACGCGCGTGTCATTGTAATGGTTAATGATCCAGTTCATCTCTGCCAGGCTATTCGTAAGACAGCGGGAAACCGCTTCAAAATTACCTTCAAATCCGTATGGATTGTAATCAGATATCAGTTCCGGCTTTTTGCAATGCAGACCACTCGATCCGACTGCTTCATTAATTACATTACAGTCAAGCAGTTTTCCGACCTTAAACGGATAGCTGTTTGGGTTGCTTGTCTGATATTTTCCGGCTGCCGGAATTGATGTGCCAAGCCAGACAATGCGCTTATTTCTCCAGTAGGAAACATTACGCAGTTCGCTTCTGGCTACATTATCGACAGCGGACAGGATAGGAGTTTCTGCCAGGTATGGAGTATATCCGGTAAAATCAGCATTTACAAGATCTCTGCGACCGTTGAACTGCAGGGTAACAATGTTTGTATCTGCTGTGGTTGTAAATGTCCATGTAGTGCCATTGTCTAGCGTTGTAGACCGGAGCGCCTGCGCTGATAATACGTTTGTTTTTTCAATGACTGAAACATTGATGATACCACCGCTGGTATCAGCCGGTATCGTCAGATAATACTGACGGTTAGGGTATACGTTAGCATTAACAATCGCCCTGTTGGATGCATCGCTGTTCTGCCAGTTTTTACCGATCTGGATCTGTGACATATTAAACAGATTAGCGCGTGTCTCTGTTACCGCATCAATCGTATCATTTATACGGTCCTCCAGGCTTTCACCATAACACAGCCATGTCGGATACGCTTTATTGGCATTCCGGTCTAGTTCAAAGCTGACCATCATATATCCATCTACCGACGGTTTATAACTGAAGTTTTCTACTGCATTGGCTGTATATGTGCTGATTGCTGATCTGTTGTTTCCTGCGCTGTCACATTTTACGATCGCTGCCATGGTTGGAGTGCCTTTTAACCGCATGACATAAGTATATTTTGAATATACACGGATCGGTGTCGTATATGTAAATGTCGTGCCGGATGACTGCGTTGGATTTCCGGAAGTATTGAGATAATAGCCCCAGTGCGACTGAGACAGGGAAACAATATTGATTTCTGTAATGCTTTCCAGATTCTGACGAATTGTTTTTGAGTATTCATTCGTATTATTGATTTCCTTGTGTGCGATCAGAAACTGCCCGCGCGTTGCATCGCCCGCCATAGGATAGGTAACACCGTCTGCGCCAACTCTGATATCGATCAGTTCCGCGTTTCCTTCTGTAGGTGTTCCCTGAACAAGGATATTATCAATTCTGGTTGTGTTGGTATCACACTGTTCTGCAGTTTCGGATACTTCCGCAGAAAGCACATTCATCTGCCCGGTCAGTGCCTGAATGTTACTTTTATTAGTTTCGATCTGGATAACTGATTCTTTTACCTGATTAGCTGCGGCTTTTGCTTCTGTTTCCGCATCGATGGCAGCATTAGCATGATCGGTAGCCGATACTGCAGCAAATCGTGCCTGGTGTTCACTGGCTGCGGCTGCGTCCGCGCTGGTTTTTGCAGATTCTTCTGCTCTCTGTACATCGCCTACATCCTGCAGGATCTTATCAAGATTTAATTCCTGATAATTCGTGTAGGGGAATTTATCATAGAATGCCATTGTTTATACCTCCTTCAATTAATATACCATCAGACAGTAATGCTTTTTAAAATCGTTTGAGATGATTTTATAAATGTTGTATTCATTTCTTAATTCGATTTCATGGCGGACCATAGCACTGGATTCTGTAACACCTATATTTCCCTGTTCTATTCTCATTACAGTATCGCTATGCGCATTCTGAGATGCGTTACTGGTGGTGCTTTCTCTTTGGTGCGTTGTATCAGAATTGAAACCGGCTACACTGTCCGTACTGGTTCCATTGGTTGAAATAGCCCCATAGTTATATGTTTCGCTGATCGTGCCGTCCTTATTCCAGATCGGATTATATTCCGCTGTCAGAGCATTTACTATTTTCTTCCAATTCGGAAGCATTGAAGAACTCCAGTTATGGATCGATGCTCTCATATAATCCGGATCTGAATAAAGCACTTCCAGCTCTGCGCAATCTTCCAGTATCTGCCATGTGAGTACATCCGCATCTACCTCCTCAGGGATAGCCATCTCCGCAAAAATATTATGATTCCACTGATATAGGCCCAGTACTGATAATTTCGCTTTCGCTGCCATATGTTGCCCTCCCTTTGATTTCTCGCCAGTCAACGCTTAGATTAAGATCAAACATTTTATTAGCTTCCTCGCAACCAGTCCGCAGATTTTCCAGCCATAACTCAGCTTTGGAATAAGTGCTGACATTATTAGCGTTTACCTCGTCAGAGATTAAACGTTCTTTCTTTTCGGTTCCTCCGGTGTTAGGAATACCAATCTCATTTTCGAACATGCGCTCTATTTTATCCAGAGTTTCCAGAAGATCCGGAGCAATAAAATTCTGCCGGAGATCCTGGGCAAACGTCTGCCATGTTGGATTTCCTTCTTCATCAAGCAGATTTTTATCAATGAATACACCCGGCTGTCCTGCGTTGATCTGATCGAGCATCTTTTTAAAACTGTTTGCGCTTGCCTGATTATCAACTCCGAAAATATATGCAAGTTTACTGTTCAGAATATTAATGCCCATTCCTTCCGCAGTAACCGCCATGAGATCAGCATAATAACCCACAAGATCAACAATACCGCAATAGTCCGGCGTGAGCTTGATAAGCACACCGTTTCCGAACTCTCCCAGCGTGCGTTCCTGCGTCTGTCCGTTAGCGATTGCCGGATTAGCAACGATAAACGATTTTGGCTGATAGAAGACATTATATCCTTTGTATGTGCAATACTGCGGGATAACTCCCATGCCCGGCACATCCAGTATTCCGATATATCCGGCACCATAGAGTACATACCAGAAATAATCCTTACTCCAGGTATCCGGACACTGGATATCGAAAACGCTGACCGCTTTCTGGAACAGATACCGCCGGAAGTAAGCACCCAGTGCTGTACTGGCTGCGTGAATTGTTCCCGGCGATCTCTTTCCGTTATAAATGTTCAGAAAATCATAGTCATACATTACCCGTCATACCTCCTTAATCTACGCATTAATTGTTTACGGAAAAACCACCATTTAAACTTTTGCGGGTTCTCCGGATCCGGTGACGGTGGCTCCGGTTCCGGATCCGGACCTGGTTCCGGTCCTGGCTGTACATCTTCATTATAGATGAAACCCATAAAAGCAGAGTAACCTGGATAACTCCAATTATTTGAGCGGTAGCGCGTGCGGTATGTAAACGCAGCGCCTCCATAATCTGATTCAGAACAGTTTATATAGGATCCATCCGGCGCGATTTCTTCCACGATAGCTACATGTCCGTTAAAACAGGCAACGGCACCAAGCGCTGGCTCTGATCCGGTACTCATTCCGGCATTCTGTGCCTGTCTGTACCAGTTTCCTGCATTGGATGCCGGAAGGCGCGGATCCACGCTCCCGCGGATCTGATTATATCTGCCCCATGCCCAGCCGACACAATTTGATAATGTGCATCCGGTAAATAATGGCGGGTATCCCTGAATACAGATACTGTTACCGCCGTAAGCAGTCTGTACCCACCACGGATATAAATCAGATGGAAGGCTTTTGCATGGAGTAAACTCAGCCATAAAAGAACCCGCTTTCCAGGTACGCGCGTACCGCTTCCGATTCTCCGGAAAATCCGTTTATATCTACATCACCATCTTTAATAAGCAGATATCCGGGAATGTCTGAAATCTTTCGGACCTGACATAACGGACGTCCGCAATGCCAGTTATCTTCATCTACCGGATACATAAACTGATGATATAAGCGCGGTCTATATCTCAGATGTGAAAAGCTGCCGTTTCCGCTTATTGAACTGTTACGCGGCTGCATTGCCCGCACGCCGTTAGCTATGCCATTGCCCGCGCTGGATATTGCCCCGGCGATATTTCCGGATAATGCGCTGCTGATGGTTCCCACGATGCCATTAAAACCAGACTGTGCCGCGCCCAGGTAATCGGATGATACCTGTGAAAGCTGAATAGGCACTCCCACCATCGCGTCAATGATATCAGTGCATACACCATTGATCAGGATCTTCATTTTTGCCTTGCCTGTAATAAGGTCAAATGTTATTCGTGTTTCCACTTGCGTTGCATTGGCTGTCAATGAAGTATCTAATTCAATGTTTCCAAACGGAGGAAAATCAAGATTGATGCGGGTATATGGGGCAGTATTCAGATAATTTCCGCGGGTCAAGGTCAGCGGATGTTTTGTAATATTAAAATTACGCACATATGCCCTATATGGCGGGTCATTTCTGATTATTTTATGCGCACATGAAACAGTCCAATCCCAGATATGAAGTTCATCTAATTCAACACCCGGAAGGCCATCATACAAGACCGGCATCCAGATGCATGATTTGATATAGGAAAGCGGATCGATAAGTGACTTCTGTAGTGCAAGGGATGCATCGGCTGTCTTGAAATCGGGGTCCAATAACTTAAGGTTTCCCAGCAACGCATCAACCAATGACCTTAGACCTTCCTGTTTCATAGCTGAATATACAACGCTTCCATACATTGAAGAATCATTCGGCTGCTGTGATGTCACATAACCAATAACAAACACACCCTTGGAAAGATCTAATTCATCGGTATTGAGTGCTGAGATCCACGGAGAATTACCAATAAGCTCTTCAGTCTGACATGTTATTTTACACGGATAATAATCATCAATAATATTACCGTCACTTTCCGCGCTGGATCTTAGTACATACAATTCAGATGCTCCGATCTGATCCCGGAACGTTGCTAACAGATCCGTAGAAAGTGATGCGCTCCAAAGTCTGTTCTGGATCCATGTCCAGTCTGAAACATAATAGTATCGGTTGAACTCCTCAATATATGCATAATTCCATCCCGGCGCGTTGCCTGTTCCCATTTCCAGGATGATCTCAGGATTTGCAATACTGCTTGTTTCCTTCAATACGCACGGATATGTAACACCTGCATGTGATGGTCTATAAGTGCTATTTTCACGTTTTGAGAAATTATAAAATGTTACATTGAATGCCATTGTTTACCCTCCAATAAAAGAAAAGCGGACGCATTACGCGCCCGCTTAATGTCTTAATTAGTCCAGGCAGATGACAAGCGCGTTTTCCGTATTGTCATTGTACCATCTTGTGGTTTCATGCCAGTACTGGTTGTAATAACCACCGCGGGCATTGAACGGAGTAGGCTGTGCCCACTGATTGATAGGATTGATGCCTGCAGCTTCATCATCAAACAGGATACCGATAACTGTATTGTTTTCAAATGTTGCGGTAGTAAGTGCGCTGTCTGCGCTATCGCTTCCAGCGGTCAGATAATTTACATGTGTGCTGATCGCTTTCGGTGTGCTGGCATTCTGCCAGAATGTGACCTTTTCAAAGTCGATGCGTTTCAGATAATCATCATGGAATGTGACGCTGTTAGCGACTGTTTCCGCGTTATTTACGAAATCGGAAAACATATACAGATGCTGCAGGGATTTCGGTGTGTGTCTCCGGATCAGTTTCAGTTCGCCGTTCACGATCGGATTAACATGATTCAGAATTGTTCGCTCCTCCATGCGGTCCATGATAGACTGCAGCTTGCCAACAAACCAGCGATAGAAGTCAGCAAAATTACCTGGCTCCATAATAGTAGTTGCTGTAAATGTACTGCCTGTTTCGGTGTTGTAGGCTGTCAGCACATGCCAAACATTACCCAGAATATGTGTACCGCCAATGAGGTTCACAAGCGCACCGCGGGCAAGATCCTCACGCGCCTGGGCAAGCTGATCGGTAGCGTTGCCCATCATCATAGACAGGAAATTACCGAACTGCTCCGGACCGGTGAACGCTGTATCAAGCTGATCGCGCCAGATGGTCAGAGATTTCTGATAGGTCTGAGATCCATAAAAATTGGTCTGCAGCACTTCCGGCTTATTAATCCGATACTGGTCAACGCTGTCACCATCTGTCAAAGCGAACTGATTATCTTTTCGAATACGGTTGTCAACTTCCAGCGGTTTATCGATCGGGTTCAGCTTGCGCACATGATTCCCCCATTTTACCGCATCCTTTTCCAGTCCGCGGAATTTTGCGTTATACGGACGATAGGAAAAAATAGTCCGGCTGAGTACCTGGCTGATCGCGGTAGCCAGCGGATCATAACCGATTGCCAGTGCCGTCTGTGCAACGGTAGTAAAATCTGCCGTGTTGACGGTCTCGTTTGGTCTGCCCTGTGCATTAGCTAAAACCTTATTAGCTACTGCAGAAATGTCATTGATTGTAAGTGCGTTTGCCATAATTTCATCCCTCCTTTAATGCTTTAGCCAGGATATCATCCAAGCTCTCAGGTTGCGCAGGCTGAGAACTCTGCATGATATTCATTGCAAATACTGCCTTTTTCAGATCCTGAAGCTCTTTCAGCATCTGAGCGTTTACCGGTTCACTTTCCGGCTTTTTTTCTTCCGGCTTTGGCTGTTCTGCCTTTGCCGGTTCAGGCTTTGCCTGTTCAGGCTGTGCCTGTTCCGGCTGTTTTGCTTCCGGCGCCGGTGCCGGATCCGCTGCGGGCTGATTCATCTTTTCGATGTCTTCCTTAGTATATCCCGCATCAATCAGTTTAATAATCTGCTCAATATTCATTATTTACCCTTTCAGCATTTTATTAATTAATTTCTGTACTTCTTCAGGATCATAACCGAAATATTTGCACATGCGTTTTCTTTCATCGCCATAACATTTTTTCCAGATGCCGGTACCGCGTATGATCGCTTTCGAGATCTCGTCAATATTGTGATAATCCGTCAACATGATTTCATTTACTCGCGTCTGGACGGCTTCCGGATCAAATCCATATGACTGGATCTTTTTCCTCCGGTTTTCTCCATAGCATTTATACCATGGTCCTTTTCCGCGGATGATATCCAGCGCAATATCATTTACTGATTTGTATGGTCCTGTTCCTCCGGATCCTGATCCTAGTGCATCCCACTTAACAGGCAGATAGATAAACCCCTGAAAAGCAGTATTGCCCATGCCGGAAATATATCCGGATCCTCCGCGGATGCACTTTACAAGCTCCCAGCGGGTACCGCCATAATTTGATTGGCTGCACATGATATAGTCCGGTCCGATGCTCTCAACGATGGCAACGTGTCCATACCTGGTACCGCCCCAGCAGGCAACGGCACCCAGTGCCGGAACCTGTCCCCGGCTGTAACCTTCAAATGTGTTATACCATGTACGCGCGTCTGTCTTTGCCAGCTTAGGTTTATCATTTAATAATTCATATGCCCTTCCCCATGCATAGCCGGTACAGTCTGGAAGCACACTTCCATTTTGCCGGTCAATGATAAGACATTCATTCAGACCTCCGTAACCGGTGCTGATCCAGTGCGGATCATTTTCCGCCGGTGCGCGTGTTCTGGGAATAAATTCATTCATTGGATCCTATACCTCCGCGCGCTGCGTCTCTGAGATCCTGCAGCATCTGTTTCAGCTCTGCCAGTACAACGGTATTCTGATTCAGGCTTTCCCTCATTGCGTCCATTTCTTCTTTGTGTGCTGCCGTGCTGTCCTGCAGTGCTTTCCACATGATAAGACAGGCGACAATGGGAAACCCTACGGATGATACAAGCTGTGTTAATGTCTGAGTGTCCATCTTATCACCTCCATATACTTAAGTATATGAAGCAGGACGTCATGGGGTATCGGTCCATGCCCGGCGCTTCCGGCGCCTGATACTGGGCAGTCCTGCTTCACATAATATATTATATTAAGTAAACAATTTTTCAAACAGTACTTGACTGATTGAAGTCTCAAAAATCATATATCCCGCAAGGTATCGCAGAAACAGATAATTATACGTTTTAACAAAGCGTTTCCGGTCTATATCCGTTGTAGTAAAAACATGAGGAACTGTTCCAAAGCTTCCGCATCGGGCATAATATTCTTTCCGGCTTTTATGTTCATAAATAACCAGCTCGCCAATCTTTACCACCGGTTTATATTCCTTCAGGCTCCGGCTTCTGATATATCGCGTGTCCAGATCGAACATATTACGCAGTGCCATGTTTTGAAAATCGTTTCCGGCTGTCAGTTTGTACAGACTTGTTTCTGCTTTCCGGTCACTGATTGGAGACTTCATAAACATATAAACGGCTAAACTCTTTTCCGGATCCTTGTACATTTCAATTCCCTTTTTCATCATCCGTGCGATGCGGTCCACGATCTCCAGCCCGATAAAAATCGGATTTGCGATATCGTTACTGTTCGCAGCACAAACAAGTTTTACCGGTTTTCTGCCCTGCAGTTCCCTGTTTCGGTTGACTGTCTCGTACACATTCATTAAGGCAGCATATTCGTCTTTAATTGGTCTCTGATGCTTTTCCGGGATAAATTCATCATAGAATATCAGATCCACGTCCGACAGATCCATACCGCGGATGCTTGCGAAAGTAGACAGCGCAGCCAGGTATCCAATGCGGACCGGCGGATCATCTTCCGATGCGCCGGGAATAACAAACGCTGACAGATTTTTACTCACGCTCTCCGGGCTGATCTGCAGTTTCGGATTATCCATAATTAAGGCTTTGAACGGATTTGTTACAGGTGTGCTGATAATGTCTGCTTCTGTCTGCGTCCTTCTCAGCATCATAAATTTAATGTCATGCTCGATGATATACTTAAGTATACCGTATGACTTTCCAGTACCTCGCGGACCGATTTCAAATATAAAATTATCCGCGCTGGATATTATTCTCTCCTGATTTATATAACCACTATCTAAATATAAACTCATTTCCACCTCCAAAAGAAAAGCGGGCATTACCGCCCGCCTTCCGCTGTTACTTAATGTCCACCCAGTCAACGGAAAATCCGGTATTTCCGTTCTTTGTGGAATACTGATAGACTTTGAAACCTGCCTGCCCGTTATTGATCGCGTCCACGGCTTCCGGATCCTTGCGCATTTCCTCGCATTCCTCCAGCAGATGAGAAGGCAGATTGACCAGCGTGCTTTCGTTGATCGCGATAATTGCCTGCGGTCCGTATTTGCCTTTTGTGTTGATGTAAATACCAGCGATAGCAAATACATGATCCTTTCCGTATTCCGCGAAAAGATCAGCCAGAGATGTGTATGCTGGCTTATTGATGCGAACATTAAATACCGGCGATGATTTAGAATACTTTGAAGCGAATGACATGATTTTAATCCTCCTTTTCTTTTTTCTTTCCTTTGGTTAATTCATGTCTGACTCTATAAGTCTCAGCAGATTCTTATATGATGTGCTGATGCTGAGATTATATGTTGTCTCCCTTATGATAACATAACTTGTTACCTCAATCAATTTATCATCTATTACAAGCTGATCAGATTCCGGAAAATCTACATAATCCGCTTCCGTTTTGCCTGGATGATAGAATGTAAAACCTTCTTTAAAGTTTTCCAGATGGCCCAGCTCCGCGGCTGCCTTTTTACTGACTCCGGATATCGTTATATGAAGATCTCCGCGCATGTCTTCATATGCATATCGTTTACTGCCCAGCGTGGAAAACCGTTGATATTCTCCGTCCGGTTCATATACTCCCATGTAATGCAGCTCCTGATTGGAATCGTATGCGCACGCCCCGGAAGCTTCCGATGCTTTCCGCGCCAGATCATTAAACTTCTCCCAGCTCTGACCGTGATCGACATACTTCACGCTGTCCGTATCGCAATATATGAAATCCTGCGCACCTGCGATAATGATGCCCTGTTCCAGCCGGTAACGTGCCCATGCGGTACACCATACACCCCATGCATAAGAGATAAATGCATTTTTATTATGCTTTATCAGTTTTGTTTCCGGATCGTCGTCAGCTTCTATGAACTCTGAACCGGTCCAGATAATATCCTGTTTAACAGGATCCTGCGCCATCATACCGTATAAGCCGTTCAGGACGGCTTTTGATTTATCATAAAGTAATTTATTAAAAGGATCATTATCACCCTTTAATGAAGTTTTCTGCCGGTAATACTCGCTGATAACCGCCCGCATGGGTTTCGGTAAATAATCATATTCCGTAAAATATAACTCTGTTACGGTCATATCTGTAAACTGATACTCATATAATAAGATCCTGAAATCAACATCCGTTAATGCTGTTTGACATATGGCTGCGCTCAATATCCGCCCATTGTCCACCAGGACACCAGCAGACTGACATTTATCTGTACTCAGATATGGAACTGGATAATGCGGATCCTTCAGCCGTATATCTGTAAACTCAGCTCGGAACATGACAGCATAACCGTTTTGTATAAGGTTTTTCAGGTTCTCTTTTGTGGCTTCTCCGCGCTTCCAGGCACGCATCGGAAATTTACAATTCATCAATACATCCGGATAACTGCTGGAGCGGTCCGCGCTCAGGATCCGCGCATGGATCAATTTACTGTCAACGATCTTTCCGGAATAATACCGGTTCGCATGAGTATTTCCGCCCCGGAAGCAGTCACGTAATAATAAGTACTGCGGATAATCCGGCTGGATATCCTTCAATGCCTGTTTTGAATAAGTGCGCATTGCACGTTTCATTTCCCGGCGCGGGTATCCAGTACTTGTCATGGGAATTGTATACAGCGTATCGCCGTCTCGATTCATCTGTGCCTTCACAGCTTCCACCAGTCCGCGTACATCGTTAATACAATACTCCAGCTCATGATCTGATAACTCAGTCCATGGATAACGGACCTTGTTATAATTAAACTCTATGCCAGAAAGCTTCTGATGCTCTACGTTCATTTTATGAGTGAATGCGTCCAGGCTCATATTAGTTAAAATATAACTGTCTCTCAGCTCAAATGTTTTATCTATGATGCATTTAACAACCTTCCGTGAATCGGTAGCGAATACATCATCCTGACCGAAATTGAAAACTGATTTGATATATTGAAATTCATAACTCAGATTATGATCGTATACCACAAGCATTTTACCGGGTATCCGCTCCCTGATCCGGAACATAAACCACTTAAATTCAGACCATGTGCGACCGTAGACTGTCACATCTTCATCAATTTGAAATTGCCATATATACATGAAATTGATTTCTTTTCCTTTGATATTAGCTGTGGTAGTTTCGATATCAAACGCACAAATACAGTCTAGATATGTTACAGATTTCTTCCGCCCTGCTGGGTTTCCTTTCGGTTTCTTTAGAACTGGGTATTTCTTTATTTCGTCCGGGTCAAAATCATTTACATAACACAAGCGCATAATTGAAACACTCCCAATACAAGCATTACAAACAAACCAGCGCAGGCGATCGCAGCGATTGCGTTATACCATACCTGCGGATCTTCTGTTTCTTCAATGATCCAGCGCGCGAATAATAATGCGCATGCAAATATAATCACGCTATTCATATGCTTTCTATCTCCCTATATACATTCTCGGCGGTCCGTTTTAACTGCGCGACATTGAAACACAATTCGGCAGCATCCAGTATTGAGTCATGCAGTTCCATAATGCCATCATCGTCGCGGTATTTCTCCAGGATTCTAACAGCCAATAAATCAAGGTCAAAGCCAATCAAAGCCCAGTCTTTTGTATCGCGCTCTTTGGCGTGTTTCAGCTCATTACTTTTCATCAACTAATACCTCCATTTCAAGATTCAGATAATTCAATTTCCGGATGCCGTTCAGTCTGTCTTCATAGGCAGCCACAAACACTTGCTTGTCACGTATCACACGACCATAACATTTGTAACGCTTGCCGTTAATATAGAAAACGGCTCCTGCTGGTAAATCTCTGATTTCTGTTCTTTTCAGCATCTTTCGGTTCCTTCCCTTTCAATAATGCAGATATATGTATGATCTCCTTCAAACTGGTCTAAATGCAGTGCGTATGACCAATCTTTGTTATAGGTTCCGTCTGCAAACTTGTTGTCACAGAAGAAGTCTGTTCCTGTTTCAATCATCCAATCAAATGTTTCTTTCCAATAATCTAACTCAGGGTATTTCTTGAAGAATCTCTTGATTGCCTTTGTTGCGTTGCTGTTGTACTCTTTCTCGTATTCTCTTTTAGTCATGATATTATCTCTCCTTGATTATATGTTATCATACTATGTTAACATAATCAATAGAAATATATCATTTTCTTCTCCTAAATGTGCGTTTCTGCCGTGCGTGTCTGGATGCCGCCCGGGCTTCATGCTCTGCGGATCTCCGATCGGATGCGCGCACCGTGCGCGGATCCAGCGCGATATCATCGAAATAATCGCTCAATGGGTTATCTCTCATTACTTCATTTACTGCTCTGCGCTCTGCGCGGTTATACAACTTTTTCTGTTCTTCTTCTATGTCGCGCATTACTTCCTTTACGCGCTTTTCAAATTTACTCTGACTGATCTTCCCTTTCTGGAATAGTTCGTTCCATAGTTCCGCAATCTGCTGAGACGCATAATCACCGCGATTTATGCCGAGTGCCTTTTTCATAGCATTCATAAATGAACCAAATTTAGCCAGCTGAGATTTTGGTACATTTATTCCTTTTCGCTTCAGGCTCTCCACTATCTTTTCATTAGTTTTACGGATGCCTGATAATGAACCGCGATCCGCAGTTAAAAACCGCGATACATCAGCCAAAGCATAAACAAGATCAGACCGGCTCATGCCTTTTACTTTCGGAAACCCTCCGGCATGCTCTGCATAGGTTTCCTGCGCTTCCGGATGCCCTTCCATGCGCTTGATCCGCTTGTTAGCGACCGAACGCAGCCGGGAATACTCAGCGCGCAGCTGTGCATCTGTAATAGCGTGCGCGCGGATCATCTGCGGTCCTAACTGCCCTATTTGAAACTTAAGCAGATCATAATCCCTGGCTTTTGGTCCTTTTCTATAAACGTTCCTTTTCTTTGCCATGATCGAGATCCTCATTAATCAACGCGCGCACATAGGCAGTCATGCTGTCCTGTTCTTCCAGCTTGTTAATTATTCTCTGATCTTTTTCCTTATCCAATTTAAGTACGATCTGCCTGTATTTCGTGCGGATATATTCATTAGAATTAAATGTTTTCATGTCTTCACCTCCGTATCTTTAATTATAGTATGTTAGCATTGTTTTCATCAATCGGAAACACAGATATAATTATTACGGACGGCATACGTCCTCCTTTCAGAAGTCCGCGCGGAACTGACGACCTCCCGTGCGGGCTTTTCTTTTCTTTTCCTCCGCGTATACGAATAATCATAGGAGCGTGTACGAATAATCATAGGAGCGTATACGAGTATTCGTAGAACATTCACGCATGGTACATGCATGCATCTACGAATATTCGAAATGGGGAACGAAGGGTTATTTTCTCGTATTACGTTACTTT